ATGACCGACATGTGCCAAAACGACGTGACTGAAGCTGGCTTGGCCTTCCTTGCAGAGCTTCAGACCGACCCCGAGCTGAAGCGCCAGTTCGACCTCGAAGAAGGCATGAAGGCCGAGGGCGCAGCCCGCTACCAGCGCGCTGTCGACAAGCAAACCGAGAAGGGCCAGCTGGGCGACATGGTCCCCGGCAAGGATCTTATCCGCTCGAACGTTCTCCTCGTCGCCGAAGGCATCCGCGAATGGGTCGCCGAGGAAGAGGCCCGCATTGCTGCCATGACAGGGCGAGGCCGTCGCCAATACAAGCTGGCCTTCAGAACCCTCAAGGACATGTCCTCCGAAGCCGCCGCTTACATCGGCCTCAAGTCCCTCTTCAACGGGATAAGCAAGCAGCGCAAAACGTCACTTCTCGCTCTCACTATCGGAAGAGAGATTGAGATTGACCAGCTGGTCAGCGCCTTCGCTGTCTCGCACAAGAAGCTCTATGACAAGATCGTCGAGGACTTCACGTCGCGCTCGACTGTCCACCATAAGCGCGTGCTGCGCTCTGCCATCGCCCGCCATGCGCCCGAGCTGCTGGACGTCGAGACGGACGGCAAGAACCTCAGCACACAGGAAGCTGTCGGCCTCGTGGTGCTGTCTGCGATCATCTCCAAGACCGGCCTTGTCGAGAACCGCATCGAGACCAGCGGCGTCAAGACGGTCGACACGATCCACCTCGCCGAGAAGACCATAGCCTACGTGAAGGACCGCCATGAGGTGGCCAAGTTCTTCATCCCGGCATACAAGCCTTGCGTCATCCCTCCCCGCCCGTGGACCGGCCTCCGCACTGGCGGTTATCACGGTGTGCTTGCTGGTCGCCATGCCATCGTCAAGGGCAAGAACCGGGACCGCAAGTATCAGCAGATGCTGCGCTCGGCCGACCTGTCGCTGGTCTATGAAGGCATCAACTACCTGCAGAACACCGAATGGAAGCTCAATCAGGAGATCTTCGACCTGATGGACCGCTTCGCCTACGTGACGACCTTGGGCGGACTTCCCGACGTGCAGATGGAGCAGCCTCAGCAGCGCCTCCTCTGGCTCGACACTGCGCCCGCTGATCGCAAGCTCTGGACGGCCGAGCAGCGCAAGGAATTCAGCCAGTGGAAGGCCCGCGAAGCCTCGATCCACGAAGCCAACTTTGAAAAGGAAGGCGACGTCTCGACGCTCACCGAGGCGCTTGAGACAGCCCGCGCCTTCTACAGCGAAGAGCGCTTCTACTTCCCGTGGAACCTTGACAGCCGTGGCCGCGCCTATCCTATCGCTCGTGGCCTCCAGCCGCAGGGCGCTGACTGGCAGAAGGCTCTCCTCCAGTTCGCCGAGCCGATGCCTTACGACGACCGCGCTCGCTACTGGCTGATGTTCCACGGTGCAAACTGCTACGGCAAGACCAAGGAAGGCGAGAAGCTGGAGAAGGCTCTCTATGTCCGCCGCGTTCAGTGGATCGAGGACAACTCGGCCTTCATCTTCAAGATCGCACGCGATCCGCTCGGCATGGTCGACGCGTGGTCGAAGACCGACAGCCCTTGGATGTTCCTCGCGTTCTGCTTTGAGTACGAGCGTTGCGAGACCCTTCGCCGCGCTGGTCTCCCGGCCTCGACGCACCTCGCCCCGGCCTTCGACGGCTCGTGCAATGGTCTCCAGCACTTCAGCGCTGCTCTACGCGATCCTAAGGGCGGCAAGTCGGTCAACCTCACGGCCAACGAGAAGCCCGAGGACATCTATGCCAACGTCCAGGCGCTGCTCGTCGCTGCTGTCATGAAGGCGGCAGAGGAAGACGTCGGCGTCGAGTATACCGAGGAGGAAGAGGCAGACGAAGACGGCGTGCTGTTTATGAAGCACACCTTCACCAATGGCGGCATGGCTCGCCGCTGGCTGGCACAGCTCGCACAGATCGACCGCGACCTATGCAAGCAGCCGGTCATGACGACCCCCTACGGCTCGAACCAGCAGGGGATCAAAGGGCAGATCATGAAGCGGCTGAAAGAGCGCGCCTTCTTCTTCCCCGCCCTGCCGTGGTCGGACGGCACGAAGATGAGCGACGGCTACTACGAGTGCAGCTGGCTGGCTGGCATGATCGTCAAAGCCATCAAGAAGACCGTAGTGCTGGCAAAGGAGGCCATGGACTGGCTTCAGGGCATCGCCCGGCTGACCAATAAGGCCAACATCGGGATCGAGTGGACGGCCCCCTCTGGCCTCCCTGTAAGGCAGTTCTATGAAGACTATACGATCTACCAGATCGACACGGAATTCATGGGCAAGCTCTACAAGCCGAAGCTGATCGACCTTCGTGTCGAGCCGAAGCTGTCCAAGCACGAGCAGGTCAACGGCATCGCGCCTAACTTCGTACACTCGCTCGACGCCTCCTGTATGCTCCTCACCATCGTCGCCTTAGGTCGGCGTGGTGTCCGTGCATTCTTCATGATCCATGACAGCTTCGCGGTGCCCGCTGCTCAGGCTGACCTCCTATGGTTCGAGACGCGCCGTGTGTTCGTCGAGCTTTACACCTCGAACGATGTCCTTCAGCAATTCCGTGCGGGTATCATTGAGCAGCTGCCGGAAGAGCTTCATGCCAAGGTAGAGCAGGTTCCCGCAAAGGGATCTCTGGATTTGAATGAGGTCTTGACCAGCGATTATTTCTTTGCCTAGTCACTCTCGCTATCGTAAGTGAGATTAAGACCACTCCTCTTGAGCGAAAGGTTTAAAGCTTGATGATTAGCTTAAGGCTAGCCTGACGTTCAGGGCTTTAAGCTGACATTGAATAAGACCTAGAATAGTAGACCTTAAGCCTAAAGACGTCTGAGACCAACGACCCCTGTATGCCTCGCGCTGCAGGGGTTTTCTCGTTCTCAGTTACGCAATTGGGAATAAGGCCCCTCCTCTCGGTAAAAGTTCAAACAACACACGGGATTTCTCCGATGACCACTTTCACACCTGCCATCTACGGCGCTGAGCCGAAAGACCTCGGACGCCTCGACCTCGATACCGCCGAGATGATGTTCTGGCTCTACACACCTATCAAGTTGCCCGGCATGTGGATGGAGACACCTCCGCAGCAGCTGGTCAAATACGATCCGCTGCTCGACGTGGTGCGCTTCGATGTGATCGACACGTTCGGCGAGAAGCGCTGGACCGACAGCTACGTCTACCTCTCCGTCAAGATCCTCCACGTAACGCCCGATGCCCCCGGCAATCGTCCAGGCTGGCATAGCGACGGCTTCATGACCAACGACCTGAATTACATCTGGTCTGACCGGAACCCGACCGAGTTCTTCATCGCTAAAGTACCGATGTCTGTCCGCGCTGACCATTCAGTATCATTGGTTGATTTCGAGCTGGAAATTTCTCAGCCTCTCCACTCCGACCGCCGCGAACACGCCACGGTCAACCACCTCTACCGGCTCGACCAGACGAACATCCATAGGGTCTCGCTCAACGTCGAGAGCGGCAAGCGCGCCTTCATCAAGGTCTCCGTCTCCGACAAGCCTTACGCCCAGCTTGGCAACTCCATCAACCACGATCTGCCCGCCCATCCCCGGCCTTCGGTCGAGCGGATCGCCGAGCGCAATTGTCCTCAAGGGAAAATGTGAACATGAAGCTCGTCATCCTCGAAAGCCCTTACGCTGGCGCAACGCCCGCCGACACCGACCGCAATGTCCGGTACGCCCGGCTGTGCGTTCGGGACTCCCTTGAGCGCGGCGAAGCGCCCATCGCTTCCCATCTCCTCTACACGCAGCCTCACATTCTGAACGACGATATCCCGCACGAAAGACAGTGGGGCATCGACGCCGGGCTGGCGTGGCGGAAGGTGGCGGAAGGTTCCGTCGTCTACGTCGACCTCGGAATTAGCGCCGGGATGAAATACGGGATCGCAGCTGCTGAAAGGGCGGGTCTCAACGTCGAGTACCGCAAGCTGCGGACGCTGGTCGGCACCACGGGGCGCGCAGTATGAGAGGCTATCCCATCACCCGACGCCTGACCGAACGCCCTGCCTTCTGCCGTGGCTGCGATGACGAGATGCCCAAGGGCACGCCTATCGTCTCGACCTTCAGCTGGCGAAATCGCGGGCAGCACATCCACTTCTGCATCCCGTGCGCCGAGACCATCGGCAAGCTGGCACAAGGAAACGACGCATGAGAGGCGTAGCGCCCGACCAGTCCCGTCACTGCCGCATCGGCACCGTGACCTTCAAGCCCGCGCACATCAAGCCGGGCGCTTATCACAAAGACTTCCCCAACGACGCCTACTGGATACGCGAGAGCGTGGAGAGATGGCGTCGAGTGACACTCATGGAATTCGTAAGGAAGACCCGATGAAAGTTAAGTGCATCGACAACAAACACGCGGGAAGCGCCCTCACAAAGGGCCGTGTCTACGCCGTCATTGAAGAGATGAGAAGCGATTACCGCGTTCTCGACGACAACGGCAAGAAGACGGGCTGGCTTAAGTATCGCTTCGAGACCGTCGACGAGATCGGCTGGGACGCCGCCACCCGTGGCCCGCAGATGGCCACCCTTTCCGGCAAGCACATCCTGAAATACCAGATGCCGGTCCTTGAGCAGTTCGAAATGCAACTCCCGCAGAACTCTCTCATCATCCGCATGGAAGACCAGGGCGGAATGTTCTGGCTTTGGGCCGTGGTCGACACCCGCGCGCCTCTGGAGACCCGCAGCTTCCGCGCCTTCAAGACCGGCGCACTGATCCCCGACAGCTTCGACGGGAAGTATGTCGGCTTCTGCAAGATCCACGTCCAGATGGAACTGGGCCTCTACATTTTCGAGGACGTATCACGATGAACTTCCAAGCCTTCAACAAGATCCCCCGCCTGTCCAAGTCCTTTTGGTGCACGATCACCGAGAAGATCGACGGGTCCAACGCTCAGGTCTACATCACCGACGACTTCGATGACTTCGGCGAGGACGTTTCTGCTGTGGTCGCATCGGGCACATGTCCGCAGGACGGTCGCCAGTTGAACCTCCGGGTAGGGTCTCGCAACCGCTGGATCAAGCCGGGCAAAGAAACCGACAACTACGGCTTCGCTAGCTGGTGCGTCGAGCGCAAGGACGAACTCTTCAAGCTCGGCCCAGGCCAGCACTTCGGCGAATGGTACGGCTCGGGCATCCAGTGCGGCTATGGCCTGACCGGTGGCGACAAGCGCTTCGCCCTCTTCAACGCCCGCCGTTGGGGCGCAGCTTACGAAGCCCGCAAGGCTGGCCACGAGAACGACTTCCCGTCCTGCGTCGAGGTGGTCCCGTGGCTCTACTCGGGCGCGTACACTCAGGAGGCCGTCGACTACAATATGAAACAGCTGAAAGAGTGCGGCTCGTTCGCGGTGCCCGGCTTCATGGCCCCCGAAGGCATCATCGTCGAGATGGGCGACCAGCTGGCCAAGCACACCTTCATGCATTCTGAGGGCAAGTGGCTCTCAGTTGCGTAACTGAGAATAAGACCCTTCCTCTTGGTAAGAAATAAATCGAAAGCTCATCCATGAAACTCGACCCGATCCGGCTCGGCCACATGCCCCTCAACGGGCCGGTGACCGTCGCCCTCCTCATCGCCGACGCCACGCAGAATGTCCGATCACCGGAAGAGCGTGCAGCTGGCGCGATGCTGTTCCTCCAGACCTACCTCGACGCTCTCGGTGAAAGCCCGCAGGACGTCGCCACCGTGGTGCAGAACATGCGCCACAAAGCTGAGAACGTTCAGAAGGGCCGCATCGCAGCGCTCGCTGAATTCATCAAAGACGAGATGCTGAAGGTCCGCACGGCCGACGACATCCTCGACGAGCAGGAGTTCTAATGGCGCGCCTCAAGTCCACCCTCTTTATTGCCCTTCTCGCTGTCGTCGGCGTTATCGCGTTCACACTTGGATATGTCCTCGGCGTGCTCCTCGTTGCCTTCTACATTTTCCTTCGGCTCCTGCCCTACGTCGTCCTGGCGGCTGCGGTCCTGCTGATCCTCTACCTCTTTGGTGTCCAGTTCCCATGATCGACATCAAGACCCTCTCCACCACCGGCCTCGCCGTCCTGACCAAAGCGGTCAACGACTTCAAGCGCGAAGGCTTCATCGACACTGTAACGGCATTCGACCTGACGCTTGAGGGCATCGACCCTGACGAAGCTCTCGATTACGCCGAAGCTCTCACTTACGGAAATGAGAATGGCTGAAAAGAAAAAGTACCCGGTCTCGACCACGCCTAAGGGCGCTCTGGTCTACCCGCACTTCAACACCGCCGACACCAAGCACGCTGACCCCGGCGAATGCGGTGACTTCAAGGGCAAGCTCCGACTGACGGACGAGCAGTTCGCTCCGCTCAAGGCCAAGCTCGACGCCCTCCTGGCGACCTGCCTCGACGACGCCCGCGACAAAGACGGCTCGCCGCTGGCCGGTGCCAACCGTAAGAAGGCCGAAGCCAAGGGTCTGCAGAAGCCGTACGCCCGGCCGATGGACAAGGAAGGCAACGAACTTCCTGGCGTTTGGGACGTCAACTTCAAGGTCAAGGCCGAAGGCTTCGACCGCAAGTCTGGCGAGAAGTACTCGAACAAGCCGAAGCAGTTCGACACGGCCAATCCTCCGAAGGCCATCGACGTTCAGCTCCGCTCGGGTGCCGAGGTCAAGATCTCCTACACCGTCTTCCCGTGGGCCACGGCTGCTCTCGGCTACGGCGTGACGCTGCGCCCGAAGGCGATCCAGGTCTACAAGCTGGCCACGTCGGCCGGTGCTGACGCCGACTACTACGGCTTCGGTTCGGACGAGGACGGCTACGAGCATGAAGACGGCGGCGCGTCGGACTTCACGCAGGATGGCGACTACGACGCTGCCAAGTCTGGCGATGCCTATCAGAAGACGGGCGCTGCTGACTTCGAAGACGGCGACATTCCCTTCTGATGCCAGTCAAGAACCGCAAGCCCGTCCAGCGTGACGGATTTCGCAGCGGCCTCGAAACCACCAACGCCCGTGTCTTGAATGATGCGGGCGTCGAGTTCGAATACGAGAAGCACAAGCTCTTCTACATTGTGCCCGCTCGGGTCGCCTCCTACAAACCCGACTTCGTGCTGGCCTCAGGCATCATCCTTGAAACCAAGGGTCTCTTCGACTCCGAGGACCGCCAGCACCACATCCTCCTAAAGCAGCAGTACCCTGACCTCGACATCCGCTTCGTGTTCAGCCGGTCTGCATCCACCCTCACGTCCGTCTTCAAGAAGTCGCCAGATGGCGGGAAGACCCGGCGCGAAGATCCCGTCACATATGCTCGCTGGTGCGAGACCCACGGCTTTCTCTATTCCGACAAAGTCCCGCCGCGTGCGTGGCTGTTGGAGTCGCACAAAGAAATCCGATGGGAAGCCATCAGAAGAGCTGAAGGAAAGCCCTCCCTATGATGAAAGAGCTGAAGCGCCTCGAAGCCGAAGGCATCGCGGTGACGACGATTGACGTCAAAGAATACATCGAGCTTCTAGAAGCAAATGACTGGCTTCTCGCCCTCGAAAGTGCCGGGGTCGACAACTGGCAGGGTTACGACTTCGCTCGCGAATGCCTTGCGGAGATCCAATCGGATGATTGATCGCAAGAAGTTCTTCAACATCGTCAAGCTTCGTCTTCACGGAGGCACACTGAAGCAGCCCCAGGTCAACGGCTACACGTTCCTCCTCGACGCATGGGAGCAAGGCTACGCCGGAACCTATCCGACGCAGTACCTCGCCTATGCCCTGGCCACCGCGTTCCACGAGACTGCTGAGACCATGATGCCGATCCACGAGTACGGGGCGATCTCGTATTTCGACAAGTACGACACCGGCAAGATGGCGACTGTCCTCGGAAACACACCGGCCAAGGACGGCGACGGCTACCTCTGGCGTGGTCGCGGCTACGTGCAGCTGACCGGCAAGCGCAACTACCTCTACGCCTCCTCGGCATTGAAGCTTCCAGTCATCGTGGCCAACCCCGACAGCGCGACAGACCCTCACATCGCCGCGCAGATCATGTTCTCGGGCATGATCAACGGCTGGTTCACGGGCAAGAAGCTCAAGGACTACAACCTGCCGACCGGCTTCCAGAAGGTCAACGCTCGACGGATCATCAACGGGACCGACAAGGCCGCGAAGATCGCCGGGCACTACGACGACTACACGGCAGCTCTCGCCTAAGTCACACCTCCCCTACCCCCACAATTGAAAGACACACATCCCATGCAGGACGTTTACAACTTCGTCTCGACCAACTGGGCAGCAATCGTCGCTGTCGCTGTGGCCGTTCTCTACGCCGCCGAAAAGCTCGTCGCTCTGACGCCCTCGAAGAAGGACGATGAGTTCGTCGCCAAGGTCGAAGCAGCTCTCGCTGTCATCGGCGTGAAGACCGACGCCAAGTAATGCTCAAAGCCCTCCTCTCGTTCATCGTATCGGTGGCCGCGAAGGTGGTCGAAGGTCTCGTTGCGCAAATGCAGCGGGACCAAGCGCTCAAGCGGGAAGCCGTGCTTGAAGCTGCAGACAAAACCCAAACCGTCATCAAGGAAACAGCCGATGCGCGTTCTCAGCTACGCGACAGCGATAGCATTGACGATCTTGTTGGCCGGATGCGTCACGGGAGCGGTGACTAGCCCAGGCAAGGATGTGCGAGAACAGCTCGCGCCGCTCTGCCCAGTGCCTCTCACCCAGGCGCAGCTCGACCGAGACGCCGATCTCCTGGCCGGTCACCCCGAACTCCTCCCGCTCGGTAACGACCTATTCCGCCTTCACCAATCCGCACAGCTCTGCCGCACCGGCAAGCTCTGACCTCTCCGATTTCTGGAAAGAACACCCATGACCCACGCACAGCTCGTATCGCAGATCGCCGTCAACCACCTGACGCCGCAGTGCCGCAAGCTCTACACGCATCTCCAGTCCCGCAAGGCGCACGGCGTCTCGCAGATGGAAGCCATGCTCCTGCTCCGCATCGCCGCCCTGCCGCGCCGCATCTCCGATCTGGAAGAAGCCGGTATCGAGATCAGCCGCGAACGCAAGGTCGACGAAACCGGCCATGCTTACGTCCGCTACTCGCTGGCGGCATAGCCAATGAAGGGCGTCGAACTCTTCCCCATCGAGTGGCGCTACGTCATCCAACAGATCCTTGAAGTGGTAGCCCCCGGCGCAATCCTAGCCGGTGGCGCTCTCCGCGATCTCAACGCTGGCATTCCGCTCGACCAAATCAAAGACCTCGACTTCTTCGTACCCGCCCATATTGATATGCCGGGCTTCGAGAAGAGCATGAAGCGGCGCTTTGACTACGCGCCGGTCCATCGCTGCAACGCCTACTTCATGAAGGGTTCGGACGGGACCATCGGCCACAGCGTCATGTTCCGCGACCAGAAGACCTTCAGGCCAATGCCTGACATCAACATCATCTGGATGACCGAAGGCTACGAACCTATCGGCCGTCTTCATGCCTTCGATTTTGGCATTTGCCAGATCGCATTTGATGGTCGGCAGTACCACGTCACGTCGGCCTTCCATCAGGACATGGCGAACCGCACGTTCACATTGATCCGCGCCGACACGCCGCAGCAATACGAACGCTCGCTGCAGCGTTGGGAACGCATCAGCCCGCGTTACGACGGCTGGAGGCTGATCATCCCGCGCCCTCTCCTTGAGCGCTACAACGATATCGGAATGGTCCAGCTTGCCTGATCCGCATGAAAAACTGCGCCAGCTCTATCTCACTTCCGCGAATGGGAACGTAGAGCTGGCGCTACGCCAAGCCATCGCCGACCTGCTCTTGGTCGGCTCAAAGGTCTCCACGGGTTATGCCCGCCTCCGACAACCGGAAAGACAATCGAAATGATCAAAGCAACGATCGACGCCTCCGAGTGGGTACGCCAGACACAGAGCGGGACGACACTGTGGCTCGCCAAACGCGGCTTCAATGTCAGCTTCGAGCGGCACGACATCAGCGACATCCCTGATGGCGATATCCCGAACGGCATTATCACCTACTACATCGACGAAGTGCTCGACACGGTCACCTACGTCCAGGCGCGCTAATGTCCGATGAAGAAAGCACAAGTGAATTCATCGAGCACATTGCTTGCGAAGATTGCGGCTCCTCGGACGCCAACAGCCTGTACAGCGACGGCCACACGCATTGTTTTGCATGTGGCAAGACGAAGGCTGGAGACGGGCCACGTGACAGCAGCGCACGGTCTTCAAAGCCAACTCCACGAGAGTTTGTTGATGGCCGAGCAGTCTCGCTACCTAGCCGGAAGCTGAGCGAAGAGACCTGCCGACGCATCGGCCTGAAGGTCGGGAAGCTCGGCGACGGTCGCTGGGTACGGATCATACCCGTCTTCAAGAAGGGCGTGCAGACCGGCCAGAAGATCAAGCCTGAAGACAAGGACGAGACGTTCGCCGTTGGCGAGACCACCAAGTCCGAGCTGTTCATGCAGCACCTGTTCAAGGGTGCGGGCAAGATGCTCATCATCACCGAAGGAGAAGAAGATGCGGCCAGTGTCTACCAAGCGATGGGCTACAAATGGCCTGTCGTCTCCGTTACCAAAGGCGCGGACGGTGCTAAGGACGATATCAAACGTAACCTCGATTTCGTCAACAGTTACGACAAGGTCGTCTTTATGTTTGACATGGACGCACCGGGGCGGGAAGCGTGCGAGGATTGTGCTCCTCTCCTCACGCCGGGCAAGGCTCACATCGCTCACCTCCCCCGCAAAGATGCCAATGAGTGCCTCGTCGCTGGCGATGTGCAGAGCATCATTACAGCTGCGTGGGAGGCTAAGGTCTGGCGACCAGATGGCGTCTTCACCCTCTCCGAGATCTTCGAGGAAGCGTGCAAGCCCGTAGAGCACGGCCTCCCGTGGTGCTTCCCGACCATGACGCAGTGGACCTTCGGCCGTCGCCCCGGCGAGCTGATCGGCTTCGGCGCTGGCACGGGCGTGGGCAAGACCGACCTGTTCACGCAGCAGATCGAGTACGACATCAACACGCTCGAAGAGCAAGTAGGGATCATCTTCCTTGAGCAGCACCGTTCTGAAACCGCCAACCGCCTTGCGGGTAAGATGGCATCGAAACCATTCCATGTTCCTGACGGGTCGTGGAATGACGATGAGAGAATCTCGGCTATTCGCAAACTCGCTGACACCGGAAGAGTTAACCTCTACTCTTCGTTCGGGGTCGCGGATTGGGATCGCGTTAAGGTCATCATTAGATCTATGGCCGTCCAGCAGGGCGCAAGGCTGATCTACCTCGACCACCTCACCGCCCTGGCCGACCCGTCGAACGAACGCGAAAGCCTTGAGATCATCATGGCCGAGCTTGCGTCGATGGCGCAGGAGTTGGGCGTCGTGATCCACTACATCTCCCACCTCTCGACACCTGAAGGGAAAAGCCATGAAGAAGGTGGACGCGTTCTACTCAAGCACTTCAAGGGTTCCCGTGCCATCGGCTTCTGGACCTTCTTCGCCTTCGGTCTCGAACGAGATAAGGGAGCTGAAGACCCAGCTGACCGCTGCATCCTTACGATTAGGTGTGTCAAGGACCGCCTTACGGGACGCGCTGACGGTTGTACTCTACGGGTCCGCTACGATCAGAAGACCACACGTCTGACCGAGTGCACACCTTTCGACGACATAGAGACGGAGGACTTCAAGGCCGAGGCCGAGGAAGCATTCACTCCGTTCTGACATTCTCACTTGTGGAACTGATAATGAAGAACCACGCATATCGCAAGCTCAAGGCCAAGCACATGGCCCTCCTCGCGGCCTACGCGGCGCTTGAGCTGTACTGCGACCATCTAGCCAGCCGCGTCTCCAACGACGACCTCTGGCCAACCTCAGAAGAACCCAATGCCACCTATTGCCATGACGGACGAGTGGCTGCTGTGGGATCTGGAGACTGACGGACTTCTCGACAACGTCACCAAGATCCACTGCGCGGTAGTCATCAACCTGAAGACCGGCGTGGTGGACCAGTACCGTCCTCACCAGATCAAACAGGCCCTGCAGCGCATCTGCGCATCCGCTTACAACACCGGCCACAACATCATGCGCTACGACTGGAAGGTCGTCGCGAAGCTCTACCCTGAATACGCCAAGCCCCTCGGCCGCTGCTCCGACACGCTCTACGTCTCCCGCCTCGTATGGGCGAACCTGAGGCGTGACGACTGGAATCGCGTGAACAAGGGCGACACGTCCTTCCCCAAGCATCTCTGCGGTCTCCACTCACTGGAGGCATGGGGCTATCGCTTCGGCGAGCATAAGGGCGACTACTCGAAGATGATGAAGGCTCGGGGTCTCGACCCATGGGCAAGCTTCAACGAAGACATGCTCGCCTATTGCGTTCAGGACGTGAAGGTCAACCTTCGCCTCTGGAAGCTGATCGCCAGCAAGAAGCCCGACCCGCGATCCGTCCGCCTCGAACACGACATAGCGGACATCATCGACCGGCAGGAGCAATGGGGCGTCGGCTTCGACGTGATCAAAGCTGCCAAGCTCTACGGCGTCCTAGCGCAGAAGCGCGACGAGCTGCTGGAGCAATGCCGCACGCTCTTCCCAAAGTGGATTGCTCCAGACCCCAAGCCCGAACGCATCAAGAAGACGGTGCGCCGAGGCCGAGGGGAATACGGGAAGAGGATCAAGAAGCGCTATCACAAGATCAGCGGTGCCCGGCTCAAGGACGAAGAGATCTACAACGTCTACGAGAGCTTCACCGAGGGCGACTGGGTCCACAAGTTCAAGGTGATGGAGTTCAACCCCGGCTCCAGGCACCACGTCGCCGACCGACTGCAGAAGATCTACGGCTGGATACCAGTCGAGTTCAATGCGCCGGATGACGATGACGACGGTGGCGACCTCGGCCAGCCCAAGATCACCGACGAAATCCTCGGCAACCTCGACTACCCCGCCGCCAAGTTGCTGGCTGAATTCTACGTGGTGCAGAAGCGCCTCGGCATGATCAGCGAAGGCAAGAACGCTTGGCTCACCCACGAAAGAGACGGAAAGATCTATGGCCGAGTTAACACTCAAGGCACACCTACAGGACGCGCAACGCATTCAAAGCCAAATCTCGGTCAAGTCCCCAGCCTCACGAACGCTAAGGGAACTGTTCCGTATGGCAAGGAGTGCCGAGAGCTATTCAAGCCCACTCGCAAGGGCTGGGTCCAAGTTGGCGCGGACGCTTCTGGCCTTGAGCTTCGCTGCCTTGGCCATGAACTCCATCCCTATGACGACGGTGCCTATGCTGACATCGTCCTTAACGGCGACATCCACTGGACGAACGCAATCCTTCTTGGCCTTGTACCCCACGGGACCACGCGTGACGACCACATCAAGCTCCACAAAGAAGCGAGGGCGATAGCCAAACGCTTCATCTACGCGTTCCTCTACGGGGGCGGCGCGGAGATGATCGGATCTATCGCCGGGGTCACCGAAGCCGACATCAAGAAGTACGGCACCAACAGCCGCATCAAGGGACGCATCCTCAAAGACGGACGCCATCCCGACCCTGCGCTCATCGCAATGATCGCTAAGGGCGAAGTGCTGATGAAGAAGTTCCTTGAGAACCTTCCGGCGCTCAAAGAGCTGAAGGCCAAGATTGCGGCCGAGCTGAAGGAACTCAATGGACACCTACGTGGTCTTGACGGTCGCCTTCTGCCTAGCCGTTCTGCACACTCAGCCCTCAACCTCCTGCTCCAGTCCGATGGCGCGATCATCTGCAAACGGTGGATCGTCCAAGCTCACACAGACCTCGAAGCAGCTGGCTTCAAGTGGGGCGTGGATTACGCGCAGATGCTTTGGGTCCATGACGAAATCCAGATCGAATGCCGACCTGAGATCGCCGAGGACGTAGCCCGCATCGTGCGTGAGGCCGTGCCTAAGGTCGCCGACTACTTCGACTTCCGCGTCCGTCTGGACGGTGAAGCAATGATCGGAGGCGACTGGGCGGAATGTCACTGACGCTGAACATGAGCGAGCTTCTATCGCTCATACACACCAACGGCCCTGCCCGCCTGAAAAGCAACCTTGCCCGTGCATTTGCGGACGAGGTTGCTGAAGCCGCATCGCGGGGCTTCCTCACATCCCTTCTCGACGGCGAACCCTCACAATCATGGCGACTGACGCCGCAGGGTCTTGCCGCTCTCCAATGGAGCTAACCATGCCCACGACAATCAAAGTGGTCGAGGACGACGACACGTTCTTCTTCGGCCCAAACGCTGTGCTGTTCATTCAGCGCGGCAACAAGCAGATCCAGATCACGTTCGATGACGAAGGTGGCGCGAACCTCGTGCAGTTTGAGGCACCGGACAATCACGGCTGGAAGTACATATCTGCTGCTTCGGACAACGAAGACCTCGCCCTGTTCAAGCGGGTCCGCGTAGCCCAGTGAAGACCCTCATCATCGACGGTGACGCTCTCGTCTATCAGCTTGCCTTCTCCGCTGAGGTCAAGACGAACTGGGCAGACGAGGGCGAAGAGCCCGTCATCACAATCCACGCGGACGAGGCAGAGACCACGTTTCGCTTGCTCAAGGCGGTCGACGCCCTGCAGCAGTTGCACTGGGCTGACACCGTCGTCTTTGCCCTAAGCGACCCCGACGCCAACTTCCGGCTTGACTTCTGGCCCACTTACAAAGGGAACCGGAAGGATAGCCGTAAGCCCATCCTCCACGAGCGAATGCGCGAAGTCGTGCAAGAGCGCTTCAAGACTTACCTGAAGCCGCGCCTCGAAGCCGATGATACCATTGGCATTCTAGCGACAAGCCAGCGCCTTATGCCGGGCGAGAAGATCATCATCTCGGACGACAAGGACTTCAACACCATCCCGGCGATCCGCTTCAAGTTCCGCAAGAACAAGGATGGCGAGCTGCTGCACTGGGAGCAGACTCCCGGCGATGCCGACAAGTACCACCTTCAGCAGACCCTCAGCGGCGACATGACGGACTTCTATCCCGGTTGCCCTGGCACCGGCCCGGTGAAAGCTGAGAGGCTTGTCGAGCAGCAGCACAAGGTCTGGTGGGAGAGCGGAAACACGCAGCCGTCAAACTTCGTTCCGTGGTTCTGGCCTCAGGTCGTCGCCAAGTACGAAGCCCAAGGTCTCACCGAAGCGGACGCCCTCACCCAGGCCCGCTGCGCGCGCATCCTCCGCGCCTCAGACTTCAATTTCAAGACACAGGAACCAATCCTTTGGACCCCGAACTGATGGACCTCAATGAGCGGTCGCGGACGTATTTCTTCACGTCTGGCCAAGCGCTCACAATCGAAGACGTGGTCGCCATCGATCCTATGATCGGAAGCTCCACGCACCAGATATACGACGGACAAGGTCGGCGCTGGACTATCAAGGGTGAATACGACGCGGTGGTTGTCAATGAGCGATGATCTGCCCAACGTTCCCCCGCAGCAGCCCGCCGTTGGCTGGGTTCCCCCTGCCCCGCTCGAAGTGACCGCCGCTCCCGAAGCGCCGCTCTATCCGGCCCCTGCCGCTGGCTATCCCGACGGCAACCCAAAGACAGCCATCGGCCTCACCAAGCCGAGCATGTCGAACCTGCCAGCGACTGCCCTGATCCCCATGATGCAAGCGTTCGCTGATGGGGCGAAGAAGTATGGACGCCTGAACTGGCGGGAGAAGGGTGTCACCGGGTCGATCTACTACGACGCCGCGATGCGCCACCTCATGGCGTGGTGGGATGGCGAAGACGAAGCCGATGACAGCAAGGTCGATCACCTCGGCCATGCGATGGCTTGCCTCGCGATCATCTACGACGCCAAGCAACACGCCAAGCTGAACGACGACCGCTTCGGCAGCGGCGCGTTCTCTGCGCTGGTCAAGGCCGCGACGAAGAAGAACTGACAGCAACGTGGGAGGCTTCACGGCCTCTCACTCTCGCTTGCGGTATCGAGACCCATCCTCGAAATAAGACCCCTCCTCTTGGACAATAGGATTTCAAAACTCCATGGCTCAAACCTACAAGCCTCACGGACGCTTTGACTGGGAAGTTGATGACGACGACATCGTCACGCAGACCCTCCAGACTGCACCCGAGCAGAAGCCCATGGTTTCTCAGGCTCTCATTGATGACATCCGCAATCGCCGCGAGTGGCAGAACCGCTGCCCCGACCCGTCATGGGACCAACGTGCAATAGACCGCAACATTGGCGCTAACGACGTGGTCACGTACCTGGAAGAGCTTTACGCACAACAAGCTGGCTCTCCTTCAATCAAGTGAGACCCCGATCATGTGCATCCCTAAAGAAAAGAAGGTGACCAATACCACGGTCGCCGCTGACCCCGTACCTCAGGCCGCTCCTCAGGCCGCGCCTGTCGCCACCAACCTTAAGGCCGAAGACGACACCTCGCTGGCCATCAAGGCATCGCGCGGCGCATCCAAGCTCTCGAAGAAGCGCACCCAACTAGGCGGCACAGACGGCAACAACGCCGCTGCTGGTGCTGGCGCATCGGGAGCTTCCGGCCTCGGCATTGGCGGGGTCGTGAAGAAGTAAGATGGAAGAAGCTCTCGAAGTCCAAGTGATGGAGGACACTTCCATCAAGGGCGAGTACGAGCGCATGGTGCCAATCAGGCAGGTCTATCTGGACCGAGCCCGAGACAACGCGCGCCTCACTATTCCGACCCTCATTCCACCTGACACCAGCCGCAACTCTGGCCAGAAGCTCCCCCAGCCGCCGAACTCTATCGGTGCCCGAGGCGTCAACAACCTCGCCGCAAAGCTGCTCATCTCCCTCTTCCCGTCAAATACTCCCGTGTTCCGAATGGTCGTCGATGATTTCGATGTCCAGGCATTCATGGAGAAGGTCGGCAAGAAGGGGCAAGGCGAGATCCAGAAGGGTCTCAATAAGATCGAACGCTCGGCAATGCAGGACATCGACGCTCTCGGTGCCCGCGCCCCGCTCGGCCTGGCCCTTAAGCATCTGCTCGTGGCTGGCAATTACCTCATCTACTTCGACCCGAATTCCGGCGAGATCCGAGGTTACCCGATCAGCCACTACTGCGTTCAGCGCGACACGATGGGCAACCTGCTCCGCGTCGTGACCGAGGAGACGGTAGCTGTAAGCTCCCTCCCGGCTGTCATTCAGGAAGCGCATAAGGTCCAGAAGCAGATCAAGGGCGAGAAGCCCGACCGCGAAGTCGTCGCCCACACGATGGTCGAGAAGCTGGCCGATGGCCGGTGGAAGGTTTCGCATGAAGTCTGCGGCATGTCGCTCGACGAGAAGTCAGGCTTCTATCCGAAGGACAAGTGCCCGTGGATCGCTCTGCGGCTTAACGCTGTCGAAGGCGAAGATTACGGCCGGTCCATGGTCGAAGACGTATGGGGCGACCTCGTGTCCGCCAATAACCTGCGTGACGCGCTCGTTAAGTTTGCCAAGGCAGCTGCGAAGGTTCTCTTCCTCGTCAAGCCTAACGCCACCACAAAGCCGCGCGTTCTGACGCAAGCCCAGGCTGGCGATTTCGTATCTGGTAACCCCGAAGACGTGACGGTCCTTCAGCTGGAGAAAGCTCAGGACTTCCGTGTCGCTCAAGAAGTGCTCGCCGATGTCACGCGTTCCCTCGAATTCTCCTTCCTGCTTCAGTCGGCTGCATCCCGTGATGCTGAACGAGTTACCGCTGAAGAGGTCAGGCAGATCATTCAGGAATTGGATGCTGGACTTGGTGGTCTCCATAGTGCGCTCTCGGCGGATCTACAGCTTCCTTTCGTAAGGATATTGCTGTGGCGGATGGAGAAGAAGGGCAAGTTCAAACTTCCCAAATCCATCAAACCGGCCATCGTCACCGGCATCTCGGCTCTCGGCCGTGGGCAAGACAGGGCGAACCTCGCGTCGGCATTCGCAGACCTCGGGCAGCTCAAGATGATCCCCGAGTCTATGCTCACGAAGATCAATCAGGACGAACTCATCGCGCGCGTATTCGCCGCGAACAACGTCGACCAGAACGGACTCATCCTCTCGCAGGAAGAAGTCGATGCGAACAACCAATCTGCCCAGCTGACACAGCTCGTTCAGTCCGTTGCCCCCGGCGCGGCGCAGGAACTGGTCAAGGGCGCGGTCCAGGCTGGCCAACAGCCTCAATAAGGATACCAACCCATGGCCACCACCTTCACGGTCACCGCTACACAGCGCGCGCCCGGTTACAACGGCGTCGAACGATATGGCGTGCGTGCTCTCAAAGACGCGCTCGCAGCTGCCGGTATGCCGACCAACCGCCCCTACATCGATCTTGCCGCCGCTCAGGCGCAGGGTCTCAACCTAACCACGGTCATCACTGTCACTTCCGACAGTTCCGGCACGTGGACTTTCAACGCAGCCTAAGGATCACCAATGGCAAAAGCACCCGTACTGGTCGATGGTATCGCCCAGCCTGACATCGAAGACGTTCTCGACTCGGGCAAGGCAGTCGCCGTGTCGTCCGCTGGCCCGGTTCAGGGCGAATACGCTCTCTCGACCGAAGCCAAGAATATTCTCGACTGGGAAGTCATCTCGCTTGATGGCAAATCCCACGGTCACATTCGGATCGTCAGCAACTGATGACCGAAGCAACACAGGAAGTCAGCTTCGACGCGCAACTCGCAGCAGCCACGGCTGAAGCGGAACGCGAAGAAGCTGCCTACCTTGCTGCGCGTAATGGCGAGCAGGTAGAGGAAACTCCCTCCGAAACCGAAGAGCTGTCCGAAGTCGACAAGCTCAAGGCCCGCATTGCCGAGCTTGAAGCTGGCAAGAAGGAAGACGAAACGGTCGAGCTGACCGACGAAGAAAAGGCTGCGAAGGCTCTGGCCGACGAAGAAGCTGCCAAGGCAGTCGAAGGTCAGTTCACCGACGCAGACCGCGAAACCGCTGCCCCGTGGTACGAAGCCATCGCCAAGGGCGAAGCCATTCCTGAAGCTGCCTTCGAGTTCGCCAAGGAACGCTTTGGGATCACCGATCGCTCCATGGTCGAAGCCTACATGCAGGGCGCTCTCGCTCAGACGCATGGCAAGGTCGCCGAGCATCGCACCGCTGTCCTTGCTGCCGTTGGCGGTGAAGAGCAGTACGGCGCGGTCACCTCGTGGGCAGCTGAGAACCTGTCCGAAGCCGAGATCGCGGAATACGATGCGGCAGTCAACGGGTCTGACACGAAGCTGGCCAAGGCTGCAGCTACGGGCTTGCTCTACCGCTTCAAGGCGGAAGGCGGCAAGGCTCCCTCGCTCCTCGGCGGTCGCACTGCAGCTGCTGTGGTCGACAGCTTCGCGAACATGGACGAGATGGTCCGTGCCGTGAATGACCCGCGTTACGACAGCGACCCGGCTTATCGCAAGTCAGTCGAAGCAAAGATCGACCGCTCCAACGGCACCGTCACGGTGACCAAGGGAAGCCGGTCTTACTAAAGCGCCGAGGCCGCATAGCCTCTTAAATCCTGTTCACCGCATGGGGGCAGGTACGGACTGGCACGAAGCCAGAGGTAAACGTCAACCAAAGGCGTGACGAGTGGAGAGAGAGCCACCCAAAATTCGCAGGTGCCCCTAAGACCAGTGTGCACGCTGCCTTAGGCCGACGTCAGGATGTGCATGACGTGACAGGCGGGGAGAGACCCGCACAATGGACCGTAGCTCAGCTGGTAGAGCGCCCCGCTGTTAACGGGATGGTCGCAGGTTCGATCCCTGCCGGTCCAGCCAATCCTTCAGATCCGACTTCCGGGAAGCGCCACTCCTCTGCGGTGCAATCATCCTATTGGAGAAAACAATGGCAACACTCACAGCTCAGAATACTTTCTGCCCGGCCGTGCTGAAGCAGGAGAAGCGCGGATATTCCGTATCGATCAGCGGCACGTTCGTCGGCAAGATCACGGTCCAGCGCTCGCCTGATGACGGCGTTACGTGGTTCGACATCGCATCCTACACCGCGCCCGCAGAACTCGACGGCGAATTTGGTACGGCCTTTAAGGTCCGCGCTGGCTTCAAGACCGGCGACTTCACCAGCGGATCGGCGGTCGTCAATGTCTATTAGTCCGAGCCTTTGGTCATCTGCCTCCAGACTCGCCATGGGAACCGAGCGGCAGAGACGCGCATCTACTTGGCTTTCTGCCACGGCCCTTGGATCTCCCACGTCAGCTATTGGCCAGTTCAATTTCAAGACCACGCAGTTAAGCAAGCTGAAGGCAGCGGTTGCGCGTGTGTCTGGTGGAACAGGGCGCGCCAAGATCGTATGCATCGGCGATAGCACAACCTTCGGCGAAGGGTCCGGTTCTGGCGGCAACGGCAGAGTTGGATGTATGCCTAAGGGCTGGCCAGCAAAGCTTGCAGCATCTCTGACAGCGCTTGGCATTCCGGCCGTGAGCGAGAATAAGATCGGAAGCTCTGGCATTGGAACGACGACTGTTACGATTTCGGAAAACAGGAACTCCGTTAAGCCCGGCTTCAACCCCGCGTCTACCGGTTGGGTCTTATCGACCTCCACAACAGCTGGCGGCGTCCTGTTCACGAACACCGCAGATACTACCAGCGTGCTGAGTTACACACCGCCTACAGCTGTGTCGAAATTCGAGCTGATTGATCTCACCATCAGCACAGCCGGGTCGATAACCTACAACGTGGATGGTGGTGCCGAGACGGTACTTTCGCAAGCTGGCGCATCCACGCTGAGAAGGACGATCATTGACTGTGGCTCGCTCGGAAGTCACACCCTTAACGTCAAGCGTGTTTCTGGAACCACATTCGTCGTAGGTGTTAGGGCGTGGGATGACACCACGAAGGCATTCGATATCTGGAACCTCGGGAATTGCGTATCGCAAACTTCCGACTGGATAGGAACAGCAAACCCGTGGTCTTCTCTCAGCGCTGTAACATCGTATTGCGCGGACGCTGACCTCGTGATCATCGACCTGACGATCAACAACTCTTTGCTTTCCCCGTCGTCTTACAACACAACTTACCCGACGCAGATGCAGTCAATCATCAATGCGGCCAGATCAGGCGGCGCTGACGTACTACTGATGACCGGCAATCCGTCCCGCGTGGATATCATTGCGGACTCGGTTCAGCAGCAGTTCCGACAGGCGCTGAAAGACATTGCAACCGCGAACGATCTTCCGATGATCGACCAGTACGCCAAGTACACTGATTGGGTAACGCTGAACACCGCAGGTTGGATGTTCAACGCCAACCACCCTAATGAGCTGCAATACGCTGACCTTGGTGCTTTCCTAGCGTCATCGCTTAAGAACTGGGCCGTTTAGCGCCACCACCTACCAAGCTGCGGAACACTCCAGCTAAGGCTAGCGCTGCGTATGCCAAGGCGGGTGGCTTCCTAACCAGCGGTGGCAATCCCATGTGCAGACGTTGGGAAGCTGTAAGCTCGACGGTATCGACCATGGTCCACCCGTTCCCCACGCTGACGTTCAGCAGCCCTAGAGCTTCTGCGGCTTTGACTGTGTCATCCTCGGCGATCCCGACGCCATCAATGCGTCCTCCCCGCGCTGCCATGTTGGTCAACAGCACGTCTATCTCAGGTGTGTATTGCAAGTTCGTTCCCTTGTTCCTCAACCAAGAGCGGCCGTAGCACGACGTGAAATTCCCGTAAAGCGCGCGCGGCGCGGAGAACCACCAAAAACCCAAAAAGAGTCAACCAAAGGTAATCCCATGGCCGACACATTTAGCAGCGCGACCCACGTCTATCCTATGGGGTCGTTCTACCAAGACCTCGACAATCGCATCGCCAACCTTGAGACCCTGATCGGGACCGGGGAAGGCGCTGTTCCTGACTTCAGCATTACGCAATACAAGCTGGCCGACGACGCGCTGGCCGGGAAGATCAACTCTGCCCCTGCGGCCAGTGCACCGGCAAGTGCGAACATCATACCGATGGTCACTGGAGCGGGTCTCGTGAAGATCCCCGTTTCAGACTTCTTCACTGCCTCTACATTCCGCCTCAAGAATGGTTCCGGCTTCTCGCCTATCATCAACTTTCTAGGAACTGCTGATCGCACTGTCACGTTACCAAACAGGGATGTCGTGCTCGACCCCGGCTGGGAGGTGATAGAAGACGTCAACGTTACCAACGTTAGTCAGTACGTGCGTTCTGGCCTAAGCGCTTTCAAAGAGTTGAAGATTGTCGGAACAGCAAGTGTAGTAACAAATGGTCAGGCTATAGCTGTTCAAGTCAGCACGGACGGGGGTGCGACATGGGTATCGACCGCCACTCAATCGTCAAGTGCTTTTGGCATCTTGGGTGGGACAGCTTCTACCGGATACTCAGGAACAAACAACGCCCTTGTACTGTCCTTGACCGCAGCAAGCAATGCGTACCCGTTCGCATTCGACATGACGCTGTTCAATTTCAACAAAGCGGTACAGAAGATCTTCTCGGGCAAGATCGCCCTTGTCTCGTATTCTACAGGGACACCAGCGGCGTACTTTGTAGCAAGCTGGTCACCAGCTTCTGGAGGCGGAGTAGCAGTGTGCGATGCAATTCGTGTGTTCGCCCCGACCTCGAACATAAACGCAAACTTCACTCTTCTAGGAAAGCGGGGCTAACATGGCAGAGATGCTGTACATCAACGGCGTAACACGCCCTGAGACCGCCAAGGAAGAGGCCGAACGCTTGGCATCAGTAGCTAGTGCTCTTCCAGCCCCCCTACAGCCAATCATGAAGTACATCTTCTGGAAGGCTGTGCACGACGCCTTTGGTCTCACCAAGGACGAAGTCATTGCATCAATCGACGCCTCAAGCATGACAGCTGACGAGAAGTATCTAGCCAAGTTGGGCATTGAGACGGCTGTAGCATATCAGCGGGACGACCCCAACGTCGTCTCTCTGCTCAATCTCATGGGCTATTCCGAACAGGAAGCCGATGACTTCTGGCGGTGGGCATCTCCCACGTTCTAACGCCACCAAAAGCAGGAGGGTGAAAGCCCCTCCATTCCACTCCGATGAGTTCAGGCAGCGACTTCTGCAGTCAGGCAATCCCCGCCCGACGATTGTCCTGAACAACCACATCATCTGGAGAAGCCCCTTATGGCTGACAATACCCCGACTCGCCTTGGTCAGATCAACAACACCGGTCTGAGCGATGCGCTCTTCCTCAAGGTCTTCGCTGAAGTGCTCGGCGCTTTCCGCAAGACCACGCAGTTCATGTCGCGCTCCTACGTCCGCGAAATCCAGAACGGCAAGTCCGCGCAGTTCCCGCTGATCGGCCGCGCTGTGTCCAGCTACCATACGCCGGGCACGGAAATCACCGGTCAGGCGATCCCGCAGAACGAAAAGATCATCACTCTCGATGGTCTGCTCATCTCGCCGGTCTCCATCGCTGACATCGACGAAGCCATGAACCACTACGACGTTCGCCGCGAATTCACCGCTGCGCTCGGCGAAGCCCTGGCTCAGACCTTCGACATGAACATCGCCCGCACCGCCCTGCTCGCCGCTCGCGCTGCTGGCTGGCACGCCTCTATGCCGGGTGGCACTGGCATCGAAGCCGCAACCATGAAGACCGACGCTGCCGTCCTGGCCGCTTCCATCTTCCAGGCCAACGTTGCCCTCGACGAGAACTTCGTCCCGGAAAGCGACCGCCACGCCTTCGTCAAGCCGCTGCAGTACTCGCTGCTCTCGCAGAACCAGAACCTGCAGAACTCGATGGTCGGCGGCGCGGGCCTCTACCTCGACGGCAAGCTGCCGAAGATCGGCGCATCCGAACTCGTCAAGTCGACGAACCTGCCCGTGGCTTCGGTCACCGGCACGTACGGCAACAAGTACGACCTGCTCGCCGCTACCACGGCTGGCCTCGTGATGCACCGCAACGCGGTCGGCACGGTCAAGCTGATGGATATCCAGCTGCAGTCCGAATACTCGGTTCGCCGTCAGTCCACGCTGATGGTCTCCCGTATGGCTGTCGGCCACGGCATCCTGCGTCCCGAAAGCGCAGTCGAACTGCGTACCGGCGCACCGGCCTAATCTACCTTTGGCAGACCCTGAGAGAAATCTTGGGGTCTGTCCTCTTTTTCCTCCTATTTCTGGATAATCCCATGGCACTGGTCACAGTTGAGACCCTTCCTCAGAATCTGCTCGAAGCTGTCAACCTAGCGCTCGGGTATATGCGCGAGCCTCCTATCGATGACCTCGCGCTCGTCAATACGTCCTTCGCCGTCGAACAAGCCTACCGAGCTGTCATCTCGACCACGAGAGCGATCCAGCGGCGGGGCTTTATGTTCAACGTTGGGAAGCTGACCATCACGCCAATCCTCGACGTGGTGTCTGGCGAGTACCGCGTGGTAGCTCCAGATGGCGCAACGAAGGTTGAAGCTGACCAAGAGTCCTTCACCTACGACCGCTTTGGGCCTCGCCCTATGCTGATCGGCTTCAAGAACGACGACGAGACGGCATACGTCCAATACATCGTAGACGCGCGCAATGGCCCTCAGTCCCGCGACTGGAAGAGCGCTGCGCCGACAGACATCGCCGTCACATACACGCTCGCCTTCGACGCCCTGCCCGAAGCTGCCAAGGCCGTGGTCTCACTTGAGGCTGCAGCGCTGTGCGGCGAAGCATCGGGCGAAGGTATCGAGGCGTCCCCCTTCCACGCGCAGTTGCTGGCAATGGCTCAGTCCGATCTCATGGACTACGACCTGACAGTTGCTCCCGTGAACTTCTACTCGACACTGGACAATAGACGCTGATGGCCCGCCGTGTATCTCCCTCCCAAACCCTGCCCTATCCCATCTCCTCCGTGGCCAATGGTGTCTCTCAACAGGCACCAACGCTGCGCCTTCCAAACCAAGTCGAGGAAGCCCTCAACATTCGCTCGACGGTTCTCGGCGGCGTTGGTCCTCGTAGTGGCAGCACTCATCGCGGCAAGTATGCACTAGGCAGCACGACGCCAGCCAACGCGCTCGGCTTCAAGTTCGACCGAGGAGACGACGGGAAGTACGCAGGGATCGCGACGCAGGAAGGTCTGAGGATCTTCAACCTCGACACCTACGAGGAAGCTGCGGTCTCCTACCCGAACGGGTCCATCGCGTTCTTCAGTTCGCTGGCCGACCCTAAGGCTGACCTCTCGTTTGTCTCAGCTGGCAACTACCTGTTCTTCGCCAATCAGAAGAAGACGGTGGCCATGGACGCTGCCTCAAAGACCGCAGCGCCTGTCAATGAAGCCTTCGTCTTCTGCAAGGCGTCGAGCTACGACCAGCGCGTGACGATCACGCTGACCAACCAAGTCACCAGCGCGGTCTCTACGTGGATCGTCGATGCTCCCAAGACGGCTGGCGCTATCGCTGTCGCCCTGAACAACACGAACACCGCAGCCGCCCTCGGCTACACCATGGTCAACAATGCGTCTCAGCCTTTCGCCTCTCAAGGCGTCAGCGCCTCGAACCAGTCTTGGGTCATGGCCTCGGGCACGGGCGGCGCTGGCGCTGCTGGCTACACGGTGCAGACCTACAAGAACATCATCCGCGTTACGCGCGCGGACGGCGCAGACTTCGCGCTCGACATCATTGATGCATCGGGCGTAGGCAGCAATATCGCTGGCATCAACAAGGCCGTGAAGCAGTTCTCGGATCTACCAGCTGTCTTCTGGCCGGGCTCGATCATCCGCGTGTTTAGCCAAGCGAATTCGAGTGGACTGGACTATTGGGTCTCCTACACGCAGACTGACGAGGCTGGCAAACAGCAGTCGGGCTATTGGAAGGAAGTCCCCGCGCCTGATACCGAGATAGCGTTCGACCCTACGACGATGCCTTACGGCCTTGTCATGAACAGTAGGAACGTCTTCACCTTCGACAAGGTGACTTGGGATAAGCGCAAGGCCGGATCAGCGATCACCCTCCCTCCTCCGTCATTCGTCGGCAGCTCTATCACCGGGCTCTACTTCATGCGTTCGCGCCTCGGCATTGCCATGTCGGACGGCACGGTCACCTCACGCTCGGATGACAATCCGTTCAACTTCTGGCGCCAGTCCTCGGTCCAGCAGCTGGACACCGACCCCATCGACAAGATCAACGGAACCGAGGAAGTCGTGGACATTCACGGCGTCTGCCTCGTAGGACAAACCCCTGTCCTCTTCTCGTCTACACGTCAACTTGCGCTTATTGCTCCTCAAGGTGCAACGCTCTCACCCAATGCGGCTGACCTTAAGGCTGTCTCTTCGTTCCAGACACCGGGCGGCGCTGCAAAGCCTCACGCCTACGGCACGACAGCATTCTTTGCCACTCCAGGCACCTTCTTCTCTGGCGTCTCCCAGTTCAGTCTCAACACGGACTCGAACGACCCGACCGGTGACAGCAACCCTGTGACCGATCATGTCCCGGCTTACATCCCTGCTGACGTCTGGCAGTTCGAAAGCTGCACCTCAGAGAATATGCTGTTCGCGGTCGCGGGCGCTGATCGCAACCTGCTCTTCGCCTATCAGTTCCTCGACACCGTCGACAATGGGCGCGTTCAGTCCGCATGGGCGAAGTGGGCATGGGATGAAAGCTGCGCGATCCTCTCGCTGGCGATCTTCAACAAGCTGGCCTCAATGGTCATCGCGCGGCCGGATGGGATCTTCCTTGAACAGATGGACCTCTCGGCTGACAGATTGGTCGGCCCGTTCGCGGACGACTTGGTCCTCGACCGACAGCATGTCCCGGCCATTGACGTGGACCCGCTGGACAACTGGACCTACATCATCCCGGTCTGCGAGATCGAGCAGGACGACGGCCCAGGCTGGTATGTCGTGACGCGTGACGCCTTCGGTAAGATAGACCAGATCTATCAGTGCAGCTGGCGTTCCAAGAACCTGATGAAGGTCAACGTCAACCTCACCGGCAAGGACTACATCGTCGGCCGAGCGCCGCGTTGCTTCCTGCAGCTGTCCGAGCCGGTCGCCCGTCCACCGGGATCTAGCGACAGCATCTACGCGGACGTCACGATGAAGAAGGTCGGCCCCGTCTTCGGCCAGTCCTCAGGCTGCATTATGCGGATCGCATACAAGTCACGTCGCCATTACGGCAAGCTGCTTCAAGTCGGCCAATCGCTGCGTTGGGATGGTCTGCCCGAGATCGAGATGTTCAAGTCTCAGCCGATCACACCGGCCTCAGGCGAATACGTCTACATCTTCCAAAGCCAGCCTGAAGACACTGCGCCCAAGCGTTACGTCTCGGCGGGAGGGAAGACCACCGACGTTCTCATCAGCTTCGAGAACAACGGTCCCCGCACCTTCAAGGTGGTCGGGGCAGTCTACATCCTCTCCGTCACGCCCAAGTACACCGGGCAATAAGAAAGTCAGCCTCATGCATATTCGTACCGCAACTTTGGCAGATGCCTTGGACCTGTCTCTGCGTCTGCGTGAGGCTGACCTCCTCGAACTCAACACGCTCCACCCCGGCGCGTGTCCTAAAGATATCCTAGCGCGCGCTTTGGGTCTCTCATCATACGCCTTTGCTGCTCAGTCATCCTCGGGGATTGTTTGCATAGGGGGCGTGGCTCCGCGCGGGGACGGGGCGGGAAGCGTATGGCTTCTCGGAACACCGCTGATGGACAGCCACAGGATATCTTTAGGTCGCGTGTCGCCAGCTTGCATCGATATGATGCATCGCGACTACCGGATCATTCACAACCGCGTCGACAGCCGCAACGCCCTGCACCTTAACTGGCTGCGCTGGCTAGGCTTCGAGACGCTGAACACCGAGACCATCAACGGTGTGCCCTTCATCCACCACTTCCACATAAAGGACTAGCCATTGTGTGAACCAATCACGATGGGCATCCTGTCGGCTGGCCTTGGTGTCGCCCAGGCAGTCGGCAGCTTTGCCCAGCAGCGTCAAGCCGCGAACAATCAGAATGAGGTCTACGCCAAGAACACGGCGAACGCCCAAGCTGCATTCAGCTCCGAACAGAATGTCCTGCAGCAGCAGGAAGTGCAGGAGAACACAGCTCAGGCCCAGCAGTCCTTCGCCATGGCCGAGGAACACCGCCGCGCCGTCGCCACGCAGGAGAACAAGTCTTCCAGCGATGGACAGGCGGGTCTCTCCGTCGAAAGCCTTATCGCTGACCTCGACCGGCAGGAAGCCGACCGGCAAGCCGCGTCCACGCAGAACCTCGCTTGGGATGCAGCCGACAACATGGCGAAGCGTCAAGCCTCAGGCTCGAACTACGTCTCGAACGTCAACAGCGTCCAGAAGGGCGTCCAGCCTTCCTTTGGCAATCTAGCCATCGGCATCGTCGGCGCTGGGATGCAGGGCTTCAATTCGTTCCAATCCCTCAAGACACAGCAGAGCAAGTACAATGCCGGATAAGCCTTCACTTCAGGGCGTACAGCTGCAGCCATCGGCCAGCACGCCTAGCCGAAACATGGTGCGTACCGAGCAGGTCAACACGCGATCACCAATCGGTGACTTCCTCTCTGGTCTTGGCCAGCTGCAGCCGACTGTACAGGCGCTCGGCCAGAACCTCTTCGAGGCGAAGCACGATCCAAAGGCTCAGGCCGACGAGCAGTCACGTGCCATGTTCGACGCCATGGGCAAGGACAGCACCGCCATCGGCGACCAGATCAAGGGCGGCGCGTACAATCCCAAGACCGTCCAGGCGCTCGGCGCAAGGCAGGGCTTCGTGGCTGCTAACGAGGCGCAAGACGCCATCGTCAAGGCGTACAGCGAGAGCGCAGACCCGACCAGCTTCGACCAGAACGCGGCCATCGCTTCGGCCCGTGATCAGTTCAAGCAGCGCTTCGGTAACAACGCGACCGCCATGCGCTACTTCGAGCAGAGCCTCGCTGACCTGCCGTCGAAGCTTCAGTCGGCCAAGACCAAGGCCGCAAGCGATAACTTCGTGCAGCAGCGCGACATGACGCTCTCAGGCGCGTTCGATGCTGCCATGGGCCAAGCCAAAGATCCCAAGGCCATGGGCGCTATCGTGCGCCAGATGGTCAAGGAGAACACCGACTTCATCCACGCCTCCCCCGCCGATCAGGCAAAGCTCCTGCAGGGTCTGATCATGAAGGCCGGGGACAACGGCGACGTCGACAAGGTCAATGTCCTCGGCGATATCGACCTCGGTGCTGGACCGCTCAAGAACGTCATGGGGCAGGTCTTCCAGAACGCCCAACAGCGCGCCACCAACGTCACCGAAGGCAAGGTCAAGGAAGAGTTTCAGACCAAGCTGTTCGGATGGCAACAGGCAGCACAGGCGGGCGAGCTGACCGAGGACATGACCAAGGACATGGAGGCGTTCTCAAACGACCATCCTAAGGTCTTCAATGCGAACGGCCGCACGGCCATCCTCGGAATGCAGAAGTCGGCCCTTAACAGGCAGACCGAAGCGCTCGCCACCGAGCAGCGCGCCAACGCCAAGGATATCGTCCTGGCGCAGCACAGCACCGAGCTGTACGAGGCCACGCAGAACGGTAGCCTTAAGTCGGCTGTAGGCTCTGACGTCCAGATCCCGCTGGCCAACGGCAAGACAGCCACGGTCCCGCGTAAGGAAGTCATCGCCTCTACGCTCAAGGCGAATGCCGAGGTGGCCCGACAGAACGCTATCAAGACTGCACCCGGCTCTGACGCTGAGAAGCAGGAAGCTGGCACTGACGCCTATCTCGAAATCTACACGAAGAACGACGAGCTGCCCGACGATCTCGCCGATGCAGCAAAGGGCGTCCTAAGCTCCAGCCGCGCCGATGACGAGCCGACCCCGACGCAGATCTCCCAGGCGCACGAGCTTGTACGCATCTCCACCAAGGCACCGGGTCTCATCGACACCATCGTCAAGTCCGACAAGGACCGGGCGTTCGTCGACAGTCTCACGGCCTCCTCCATGGCAAAGCTCGATCCCAAAGCTGCCCTTAAGCGAGCCATCGCCGACCGGGACAACTACGATGCGACTGTGCCTTTGGACCGCAAGACGCGGGAGACAACGGTCGATACGGTTATCAAGAACATGACGACCGGCAATGACGGCTGGGGTCCGTTCAACTGGGGCGCGTCTGCCTATGGCGGGAACGAAAGCCAGCTTAAGGCCCTCGCTGGACGCTTCACCGATCAGCTCTATCGGGCCGGGCGTACTGCGTCCGAGATCCCCGACATGGTCACGAAGCGGCTTAAGGCCAACGTCACGAACTTCAATGGTCAGTCCATCGACATGACGGGTCTGGCAATCAACAAGCCCGAGACGGCTGTTCCGATGTTCGAGGCTGCTCGCAAGAAGATCCTTGAGACCCCGCAGTTCAAGGGGGTCGATCCGAACACCCTGTCGTTCCAACGTGTCGGCAGCACCAACCGCTTCGTCGTCGTCTCCTCTGACGGCATCCTCACCCATACCCTGTCGACGAACTTCCAGCAGCTCTTCCTCATGTATCAAGACGTGAAAGCGCGGGAAGATAAGGACAAGAAGGCTTCTGCCCTCGCGTCTGGCGTTCAGCGCACCGTCACTCAGGACAAGATGGTCAACCCTCCGCTGCCTCTAAGCATCGGTGGCTTCGGCCCCTCGCACGACTAATCATCACCAAAGGACCGCCCTATGGCAAACGAACAGACCGCTCAGGGCGGTCCCGACTATGATGGCTTCTTCACTCAGCTGGAGGGGAAGTACAATCTCCCTTCCGGCTACCTGAAGCGGACCGCGCATATCGAGAGTGGCATGAACCCCGACGCGCATAATGATTCGGGCGCTGATGGCATGTTTCAGTTCGTCCCCTCGACAGCCCGGCGCATGGGCGTCAACTCGCGCGACTGGCAGTCCTCGGCTGAAGGCGCGGCGCGTCTGGCAGTAGAGGCGCGAGACTATCTCGAACCCCGCCTCGGCCGTAGGATCAGCGCGGGTGAAATGTACCTTGCGCATCAGCAGGGCAGCGGAGGCGCGCTCAAGCTCCTCTCCGATCCTGATGGCAAGGCTGTCATGTCCACCGGGTCGTCCGCCATCACCTCGAACGGTGGCACCACTGACATGACAAACTCGCAGTTCGCTGGTCTCTGGACCGGCAAGTTCGATGGGCAGACTGGCGAAGCTCCCGCGTATAACCCTTTCCTCGGACAGCAAGCTGGCCCGGTGATGCCGCCGATCTCTCCCGTCGACAAGCCAGACTTCGATACGCCCGCCTCAGGCTGGGCCGACATCGGCAAGATGGTGGTCGACAGCACGCTCACAGCGACCGCGTATCAGGACATGACGCACCCGGCGATCCCCGACGTGAACTGGGCAAAGAACCGCACTGAGGACGACTTCACGAACGCCAATGGCTTCAAGGATCTCTCGCCCGAGCTGCAGCAGCACGTCATGGAGAACTCGATCTCCGCAACGTCAATGGCCGACAATATCGAGCGCGCCCTGAACGAGCAGAAGAACAACGCCGTGCTTCAGGAGCACCCTGTCGTCGGCATGACCGGCCGCATCCTCGGCGGCTTCCTCGACCCTGTCACGCTGGCCGCGACGATCCCGACCCTCGGCATGGCTGAAGGCGCTGGACTTGTCCGCGCTGGTCTCGTCGGCGAGCGGGCTACCCGCATCCTCAACAGTGCGATCGACAACGGAATGGCCTCGACGGTCCTGACCGTGCCGCAAGCCATCGGCGACCCACGCTACGGCATCGGCGACTACCTGCACGAGACGGCCCAGGCCATGGTTCTCGGCGGCGCTATCGGCGCATTCGGCCGGAACTCCCACGCCATCGACCCGAACCTCGACGCTGACATCATGGACGTCTTCGGCAATCACGCAGCTGACGTCCACATGGAGACCGCAGCGGCTCACCTCGGCGTTCCTCGCGGAGTGCTTGGCGGCGACAGCTCGGCGGGTGCGGCCAAGGCCAGCCCGTTGCCAGTCTCTCAGACAGCTGAAGGCATGGCCCGCGCTGCTGCCCAGGTAGACGAGACTTCGTGGATCGACGCGGCTGGCATCTACGCTCACCGAGATATCAACCTCGCTGGAGACGCCGACGTCAAGGCATTGGGCGACAGCCTCGTGGCCGACCCGGTAGGCTCTGGAGGCGTTGTCAACCGTGGGCAGGAGGACGCGTGGAACTTCAAGAAGCGCAACAGCGAAGCTCTTGAGACCCAGCTGACCCGCTCCCATCACGACGCCTTCGAAGAGTGGGCCAAGGAACAGGCCGCAGCTGGCGGGAAGACGGCGAAGTTCTTCAACTTCAGCCAGAAGCTCGACATGCTGGCCGACTTCAACCGGCAGGTCACCAAGGCCGTGGTCATGAAAGACCGCTCGTCGCTCTCCCCTGCAATGCAGAAGGCGGCGAAGGCGATGGAGGAGCACAACACCCGCGCCCTCGACATCGCTGGCAAGGCTGGCAACAAGACCGCAGCTGGCCTCGAAGCCCGGCCGAACTACATGCACATGGCCTCCTCCCGCGAGAACATGCGCCGCCACATCGACCTCCATGGCGAGGAAGGCGTGGTCGACGTCGTCGCTCAGGCTTGGCAGAAGGGTAACCCTGAAGCTGCCCAAACGTACGCCTCGAAGTTCGCTCACAAGGAAGCCCGACGCGAAGCCGGATGGGCAGTGCAGGACGCCCGCAAGGACGCGATACGCGATGTGAAGGACGAGCTTAAGGCCAGCAATCAGAACGCCGCCAGAGAGGCTGCTAGCACCCGTGAGGGCATAAAGGCAGACCGAGCTGACGAGATGGCAGAGGTCAATGCTGCCCATGACGACGTCGTGTCGGCGGCCAAGGATCACGCCAAGTCTCTCCGCAAGCAAGCCCTAGCGCTCCGCTCGCAGGTCGAGGAAGGCAACGTCAGCAAGGCTGTGAAGCTGCGCGACGAAGCCGCTGCTCTCGAAGCTGAAGCCGAAGCCGTCGAGCTTGGCGCTAAGACAGCCGCAAGAGCTGCCAAGGCCAAGGTGCGCGAACACGCGTCTCGACGCCGGGGCGAAGTGATCGACCGCGAGAAGCAGAAGGTCAACGGCGCGAAGCGTAACGCCTCGGCAGAAGTCGTCGACAAGCTGGACTCGATCCCGTTCATGACGCTCTGGAATGAAGCCTACGCAGAGGCGGCTGAGCATAGCTTTAAGCAAGCCACCGACCTGTTCTTCCAGCGCAGCGCCAAGAAGTACGTGAACACCCTGCAGCGCGTGACCGAGAAGGATGAAGGCAACTTCATTCGCGGCATGGCTGGCGAGGATCGCGAAGCTCTGAAGGACTTCCTCCACAAGAACGGCTGGTCTGAAGAAGACGCCGAGGTGGTCACCCAGCTGATGAAGGGCACGCCTGAGGCTGGCAAGGGACCGCTGAAGCACCGCACTCCGCTCGACGCTGACACGGTATTCATCCCGCGCGGCAGCAAGCAGGGCATCAACGCCGAAGGCTTCGCAGTCCGCGACCTCTTCGAGCAAGACGCCATGGAGATCGCTCGCAAGTACCGCGACAGCATGACGACAGTCGGCGCGCTCGCCAAGGCTGGCTTCCAGAACGAGGCCGAGCTGCGCAACCACATCCTTGAGATCACCTCCGCAAGGAAGCTCAGGGAAGCTGGGGTCGACGTCACCGGCAACAAGGAAGCAAAGCTTGAGAAGGCCAAGGACACCCTGAACTTCTACGCCGACCGCATCATGGGTTACCCCGTGAGTGAGAAGGCGACAGGGTCCGCGCCGAGCATCATCGCCCGCACGCTGAAGAACATGAGCTTCATGACCTTCATGCAGCAGAACGGTATCTCCCAGCTGGGCGACCTTCCGAAGATCCTCGTGCGCGCTGGCTACGCCAATACGCTCAAGGCCATGCCTTCGATCATGGGCGTCTTCCGTTCCCTCAGGAATGGTGATGCAGCTGGCAGAGACAGCGTACAGCGCGGCATCGAGTACTTCACGGGCGTCGGCACCACGACCAGCCGAACGCGCGTCGTGCAGCGTTTCCGGGGCATTGACAACTACTTCCCCCGCTCCGATTGGGAGACCAAGATGGGCCGGGCAGAGCATGTCACCGGGATGGGCGCAAAGCTAACCACGCTGACCTCAGGCACCGCGCCGGTCAACGATACGCTGCTTCAGATCTCCGCTAGGGCCACGCTCCAGGCGGTCATCGACCACGCCATGGGCGGCGCTCAGTTCAGCCGTAAGATGTTCAACGACATCGGGCTGGATGACGGGCTTCTGGCCAGCGTAAAGGCCATGGTCGACAAGGGGCACCTGAAGCTCGCGAAGAACGGCGTCCTCGACGAGATGGACGTGAAGGGCCTCAATGAGAATTGGGCGTCCGAGATCGACCACCTAATGGGTCTCGTTAACCGCGAAGCCCGCACGCAGATCATGGAGACCACGCCCGGCTCGCTGCCGAAGTTCATGAGCACCGAACTTGGTCAGGTCTTGATGCAGTTCAAGAGCTACATGATCGCCTCGCACGTATCGAACACCCTGAGGGGCATCAAGATGGGCGGGTGGATGCCCGTGCATTCGCTGGTCGCCACCTCCGTATGGGGGCTGCTGGTCTACGCTGGCATGACTGAGATGCGATCCATCGGCAAGCCCGACAGGGAAGAGTATCTGGACAAGTACCTGTTCTCGGGCAAGGCCATCCTCAACGGCTCTATCGGGCGCTCGGCTGACGCCGCTGCGATCCCGTTCCTCGTCGACACGGTCATGGACCCGATCTCGTTCGCTACTGGCAAGGACATGCGCGTCTTCAGCATGAACAGAACCTCGGGCCTCGGCTCGGGACTGATCAGCGGGACGGCGTCCATAGCCATGATGAACCAGCTGTCAGACGACGTCGTTGGTTCGCTCGCGGATATCCTCAGGTCTGACCAGAACGTCACGCGTAAGGAAGGCATGGCCCGCCTAGGGTCTATCCCCTTCCTGAAATCTTACGGCATCCTCAATGCCACACAGGCCGTCACCGGTATGCTCCCCAAGAGCGAGCCGAGGGACACAACCTTTGACTCTGACTAATAGGCCAACATGGCATGGAAACCTCCACCTCCCTGATGAGCGACCCGATACTCTACATCGTGCACGCCATCGGCCGTATCGAAACCAAACTCGATGCGGATCACGAAACCAAGACCGACCACGAGAAGCGCATAGGGCAGCTGGAGGAAGGCGCAACGAAGCTTAAGGTGTACATCGCCATGGGCTCGACGTTCGTCTCCGCAGCTGTCGCTATGGGCGCGTGGTTCCTCGAACACTTCTGGTTCAAATGAGCAAGCTAGCCTCCGAAGACTTTTTGGAGCAGTTGCACGCTGCCACGGCAAACGCCCTTCTCAAGAAGATTGAGAGCGGCGATGCCACGGCGGCGGACATTGCAGCCGCTGCCAAGTTCCTCAAGGACAACGGCATCAGCCGTCTACTCGACAAGTCCCTCAACGACGAGGGCGAAGCGGTGACAGGGAACATCCCCGATCCGAACGACGACCCTGGCGACTTCGAGAATGTAGTCTCCCTCTACCAGTGACGCGAAGGCTGGCGGTTCGATCCCGCTGGCCTCCTCACTCTCAATCTCACAAGTGAGACCTTCCCCATATGTCCGAACAATTCGACGACGACCTGAACTCCTCAGCGTCGGCGGGCACGATCATGAACATGCTTGATCGTAAAGGCCCTCCCAAGTTTCCCCTCTTCGAGACTTTCCTTCAGCGCGTCCTTAAGCACCTCGGCTTCAACAGGGCCACGCGGGTCCAGATCGACATCGCTCGCTACCTCCAGTTCGGCCCACAGCAGACGATCATCCAGGCTTTCCGTGGCGTGGGCAAATCCTTCGTCACTGCCGCCTTCGTCATCTGGCTGCTGCTGCTCAACAAGAACTACAAGATCATGGTCGTGTCAGCCTCAAAGACGCGCTCGGACAGCTTCTCGACCTTCGTGAAGAAGCTCATCAAAGAGATGCCTGAGACCCGTCACCTGACGCCCGGCCCCGATGATCGCGACAGTAACATCATGTTCGACGTCGCTGGCGCTGACGCAGCTGACGCGCCTTCGGTCAAGTCCGTAGGTATCACCGGCCAGATCACCGGCTCGCGTGCCGACTTCATCATCGCCGACGATATCGAGGTTCCGAAGAACAGCTTCACGGCTGTCATGCGCGAGCGTCTGGTCGAGCTGGTGAAGGAATTCGAGTCGGTCATCAAGCCGCTCGATCACACCCGCATCATCTACCTAGGCACGCCTCAGACCGAGATGACCCTGTACAACACGCTGGTCACCGACAGCGGCTACAGCCTTCGTGTATGGCCCGCAGAGGTGCCTAAGAACGTCGCTGCGTATCGCGGCAACCTAGCCCCCATGGTTCACGAGTTGATCGCTCAGGGCCTCGCTGTGGGTCAAGCTGTGGACCCTGAACGGTTCACGACCAACTACATCCGCAAGAAGAAGCTGAGCCTCGGCGCATCGACCTATCAGATGCAGTTCATGCTCGACACCACGCTCTCAGATGGTGACGCCTTCCCGCTCAAGCTTGAAGACCTCCTCGTGCTTGGCCTCGACCCGATCAACGGGCCGGTGTCGATGTCGTACGGCAAAGATCCGCGCTACATCTGCAACGATCTGCATCCGGTCGGCTTCAACGAGGACTACTACTATCGGCCGATGTTCGTCGACGATAAGGTCGCGGCATGGTCTGGCACTGTGATGGCCGTAGACCCCTCAGGCAGGGGCGCTGACGAGACCGGGATCGCCATCGTACGTGCACTCCACGGCAAGCTCTTCCTCGTCTACAGCGACGGCCTACAGGGCGGTGCGACCGAGGAGAACCTGCAGCGGATCGCTGACCTCGCCAAGCAGTTCAAGTGCAACGGCATCATCCTCGAAGTCAACTTCGGCGACGGCATGTATGGCCAGCTGCTGCAGCCCTACCTCACGCGGACCTATCCCTGCTCGATAGAAGAGACCAGGGCGACCGGCCAGAAGGAAACGCGCATCATTCGGACCCTAGAGCCGATCATGCAGCAGCACCGTCTGGTGGTCGACAGGAAGGTCATTGAGCGCGATCTCAAGGCCAAGCCTAAGCATTCCCTGTTCTACCAGATGACGCGCCTGAACAGCCTCCCTAAGTGCCTACAGCACGACGACCGCCTGGACGCCCTTGAGATGGCCGTGGCGTACTGGATAGCACACATGTCGGTCGACGAGGCCAACGCTGCTGAGGACCACCTTCAGGCCCTGCTGGATGCCGATCTGGATGCCTTCATTGAGGGCGGGCCTTTGGTCCTGCAGGGGGACATGCGTAGGCTGCTGAAGAACGACCGGGACAGCTCGGTATATGGCATGGAGGAGTACGGGCTATAGCTCGTGCTTCTCTATCTCTCCCCTATTCATGGCTGCTTTCAATAAGACCCCTCCTCTAGGTATGAGGCCCCTTTAACATGTATATAGCATAGCATAAGGCTAGTGCTTAAGGGCTGCTGTAAGATAGCTGTAGGGTAGCTTAAGGCTGGCTTATAGGGCTGCTGTAAGACCCAATGGAGAAGAGAGAACACCTATAGGCAAGAGCCTAAGGGTGACTGAGACCACGGCCCTGATGGCATCGGGCAGAATGGGTCTCCACGCGCCAGACGGCGGCGGGCAAAATCGATCCATGTCAAGTACCCAGCGCATAAAAAGTGAAACAAAAATGTCAGGGGTTATGATAGAATTAGCCGCGCAGATCTCCCCCATCGGCCTCGCGCCCGAGCGCCTAGCGCGGTAATAGCTCGCGTAACGCCCGCACCACGCGCGGTAATGGCACGCGCATCATGCTCGATCAGGCGCGGATAGATGACACCTGGACACACCTCATGGCACGCCTAACGCCAACCCATTGATATCATTGGGCTCATCAATCTAGATGATATTGCGGCATGGCCTAAGGCTGGCGATAGGTAGGCGTAAGGCTAGGCCATGCGCAACATTATTACGCGACCACGCAACATTCTTTCGTCTGTCAGCGCCCGTCTGTATACGCTATTCCTCACGCCTTCCTACCGCTGCCCATTACGCTCTCCTACTGCCTACCTCACGCCCTGCCCTATCACGCCACCATGGCTAGCCTCACGCTCTCCTAATGCCAGCGATAGGCCATGCACTGCCCTGGACACTTAAAGCTAGCCACCCGCCACGCTTGCCGCTGTCTCTATATGCACGGGCTGACAGGCTAGGCTGATAGACCCGGCAATCCAGCCTATCTATCTTTTTTCACATTTCATCATTCTCGCTATTGCAAGTGAGAACGAATCAGTTTAAGACAGCATTCAAGTAAGCCAATCACTTACGACTGACACGGCGGCGGCGGACAGGCTGACAATGTGGGTTCTTTGACAAGTGAATAAGACGTCTGGGCCTAACGCTGGCCTACTGAAGAGGCGAAGCATCGCCGAAACGTTCTCACTTACGCAATGGAGATTGACCATGTCACGGTTTACCGCTGAACAAGCCATCGAACTGGAAGGCAGTGAAGATGCCATCATCCTGAGTGAAGCCGATGCCCGCCGCGTCTGCGCTCAACACGACGCTGAGTTCGACGACTGGCTTTCGGAAGGTGGCGAGATTGAAGGGATTGATGCCGGTCGGTTGTTCAACTGGCTTGGCTACTAGAGCTTTCCTTAGGCCAGCCCAACGCTGGCCATTGGCAAGCCTTAGCTTGGAACACTCTCACTTACGCAATGGAGATTGAACATGTCTTATGAAGCATGGGGTTATGCAATCCCTATCATTGGCGCTGTCCTGATGCTGGCCGCTACGGCAATCATCTGCCTCTTGGGCGGGGATGAATGAGATGCTGAGAGCTAACAAGACAGCTCACGAACGCTTCCTTCATGCCTACATCGAAACCGCCCTATGGTCTTCGACCGGCGATGACGGTGAACCGCTCGATAGCGTCGACCATCAGCTGGCAGAAGAGACTGTCGTTCAGATGGAAAAGGATTGCTTGGCGTTTTGGTGCGCCAACGCTGAGCATATAGAGGATGAACCGCGCAAGGCCGGGCATGACTTTTGGCTAACCCGATGCGGCCATGGTGCTGGCTTTTGGGATGGTGATTGGCCCGAACCGGACGCTTCCATCTTGGATAGCGCCGCAAAGGCGTTCGGCAATGTCGACCTGTATGTCGGCGATGACGGGCAAATCTACTGCATCTAGCCCTTTCCCTTCGCCAGCCCACAAGCTGGCGTTCGGCAAGCACTAGGCTTGGACACTCTCACTAACGCAATGGAGATTGAAGCATGATCATCGACGAAGACTTTGACGAAGTTGAAACGCCACGCGGCTGGGAAATGGTCGAAGGCGGCGCGCGTACCGCTGATGAGTGGGAAATGGTCGACGGGGAGGACGCGTAATGCGCTACCTGCCGACAGTCGACATTTGGGAATGGCCTGAAGCCGAACGTGCCCGACTGCAGCCCGGCCAATGGGTGGCAGCTGGCGAGGCGCGCGGCCGATACCTTGGCCAAAAGCCGGGCGGCTCTGACGTGGTCGCTTGGCAAGGCCGAACGCGCCACCGCTGGAAAAGCTACGTGCGATCCCTGCGAGACTACGCCACCGCAACCTAACCCTTTCCTTCCGCCAGCCCCAAAGCTGGCGATTGGCAAGCGCTAGTGCTTGGCCTTGAACTCTCACTTACGAAAGGGATAACGAGATGCATATCCGCTCACAGATCGCTAAGGCACGGCGCGACACGGCCGAGCTTGAAGGCGACCGCAAAGCAATCATTAAGGCTCTCACGGGGCTTGGCTATACGGTTCTCGGCAAGGGAGCTTTCGCGGTTGTCATGATCCACGAAGACGCGCCTAACGTGGTCGTCAAGGTGAGCCAACAGACGAGCACAAAGGGCTTCGTGAGGAAGCGCGGCTTAGTCGACGGCTTCAGCTATTATGTGGACTGGATGCGCGACAGCGGGACACGCTCGCGCTACGCCCTGAAGGTCTACGGGCACCGCTTCGTCAACAAGTGCGACGGCGGCATATACATCTCGATTACTGAGAGGTGCTTTAAGGCGCGCGGCAAGACACACCGAGCCGTAACGACCGCCGCGAACGCCCTGAGCGGGCATTGGTGGGACGAAAAGAAGCCCGCTGACAAGTGGGCAAAACGCTACCTTTACCGGCTCACTTCCGACACCGGCCTTAAGCTCGACCTGCACGGGGCCAACGTCATGGCGCGCGCCAACGGGTCTCCCGTGATCACTGATCCGCTTGTTTACGCATACTAACCCTTTCCTTCGGCCCTGCACCACGCGGGGCCATTGGCAAGCGCTAGTGCTTGGCTTCACACTCTCACTTAGGAGACTGAGAATGACAAAGACTGCAAAGGCAATCGTCTTCCCGAACGGCGAAGCGTACATCGACGAAAAGGGCATTTGGGATAGCGCAGTGGCGCGCGGCTCGGCTGTACGCCTCACGGGCAAGGCAGCGACCGCAGCCCTTCACGCTCACTGGCGCGCTGAACTACTTCGGGACGTGTCACCGGGCGCTGACATCTACACCCGGCACATCTCGGAAAGCTCGATTGTGGTCTATTGCATCGGTCTTGAGCCTGACGGCAAGCCATACATTCGCAACATTACCTGGACCGTCGCCCGGCTTTGCGGAATGCGGTTCAATGAGCGGCATCACGCCATCGTCAAAGGTGGTGGTGGCTATGACAAATCGCATCAGATCGTCGCCGACCTTGGGCGCTGCCTTTGGCCCGACGATAAGGAAGCTGAACGCCTCCTGAAAGAGCGGACGCTCTAAGATTGAGTGCATGATTGACTGTGGCGTGGGAGCAACATTGTTCCTGCGCCGCAACATCATCCTTTCGCAGTAGTTGATAACCCCTTCAATCCCCAAATCTACTGAGGCGTGCATCGTGATTACCTTATATGACGACGTTATTGGAGGCGTCCGCAAGACGGGCGTAGCATTCGACAAAAAGCAAGCGGCACGTGAATACGTGGCGGCTTTGAACCTCAATTACCCACCGTCCGTCTACGGGACGAAGGGGACTTTTAAGCCCTGCCACGATGGCGGCGCTGAGGTTCACTTGACGAGGTTCGAACGCGCATGACTGGGAGAGAGGCACAACGCATCATTGGGGACCATCCCCTTTACGTCCTGAAACTATGCAAATCTAATGATGTACGTCACCGCCGAGCGCTGCGTATCGTCTCCCGAGCAATGAAACGCGGCCTCTTCAACAAGTAGGTCGCCACAAGAAGCCGAAACAGCGCTAAGCCCTCAGCTGCGCGCTGTCCGACTGTAATGCAGTCGCTGACGAGGCTACCTCTCAGATCATCATGTGACACGGCCCGATGCGGGGACCGATCTCTTTCGAGGACAACGGGCTAGAATGCTTATCAAGCTTAAATCACACGAGGTTTTTGCAACTATCTCGAATTGGAACCGGGGTGAAGCCCCACTTTCGATTGTGAGATCCACTCACGGTATTGAGATATGGGCGTTTCGCCTGTATATCATTGTAAGCAGAGTAACAAAAAGGGACTGAGACATGGATAAAGGTGCTACTTTAAGATTTGTAACGGCCATGACCGAATTCGATAAGTTGTGGCCCGGCATAAGCGCGCAAACAGCCGCGCTCTTTATGCTGGTAGGTGCCGCCGATCTGCGTGGAAAGCCCATGTCGATCACTGAAGCTAGCGATGCATCGGGAATGACGCTCGCCGCAGCAAGCCGCAACATACAAGCCTTCGAGCAGCGCCGGGCCGAGAAGGACAGCGACCCGCTGAACCTGATCGAAGTACGCATTCACCCGTCACAGTACCGCGCGAAGCTGGTCACGCTGACCCCGCGCGGTAAGCACCTCTACAATCGCATAGTTCAACTGATGGAGGCATAATTTGGCCATTAGACAACGTGGAACCACGTGGCAAGCTGACGTGCGCGTAGCTGCCAACCAGAACCCGACAGGCAAAGAGGTGCGCTTGCGCCTCGCCGCCGCAAACAAAGACGCAGCAGCAGCCCTTGAAGCCCGCGCAAGGCTGGCCATCATCGAGACCGGATGCTTCGACCCGAACGCGGGCAACGCGCCGAAGGTCAAGGGAATGCTCAAGGACGCGCTGCAGCTCGCGTGGTCTTCCAAGGCCGGGCGTAAGGGCGGCTGGTCGATGCAACGCGCTGGCGAGCAGTCACACCGCAACGCTGCGGTATGTGTCGAATTCCTCGGCGCGACACGCTCTTGTCGCTCCATCACCTCGAAGGATCTCGACAACCTCGTGCACCATTTCCGCGATCTCGGCCTGTCGAGCGGCACAGTGCGCGTTAAGGTCGCTTGCTTCTATCGCCTCCTGGCGGTCGCCGAGAAAGAAGGCTGGCTCGACAAGATCCCCAAATATGACCGCCCATCGGCTGGCTCTCCACGCGAGTTCATTCTCAGTACCGAGCTTGAGAGTGTGGTCTTGTCCCACTTCGCAATGCGGGACATGGAACTTCACGACTTCTGCGTGGTCGCCATAGAGACCGGCCTAAGGCTAACCGAGAATGCCACCCTGAAGCCTTGGCAGATCGACCTGAACACCGGCAACGTGCACATTCCTAAGGACGTCGCTAAGTCGGAGAAGCCGCGCACGGTGGTGCTGTCAGACCGCGCTATCGAGATCCTGAAGAAGCGCATGGATGGCAAGAAGCCAAACGAACGGATCTGGCGCTCGTCCATCAACCGCACGAACATGAGCTATCACATGTCCGTCCTGAAGGTCGCCATTGGCTACGAGGGGCACAAGCAGTTTGTGTTCCACACCTTCCGCCATACCCGCGCAACGCGGCTCGCGGCCAAGTCCATGAACCCCTTCGTGGTGCAGGACCAGCTTGGGCACGCGGACATCAAGACGTCTATGCGCTACATCCATATGGCCAAGGCCGATATGAACGCCGACAGCTGGCGTAACGCGTAG